AGTACGCGGTCATTAAGCGCGAGGCTCACACCGTCAATCGAGATTGCGCCTGTTGAACTCGCTGTGAGCACGTTTGCGCTGTATGATCCCGCGAAGTTTGCCGCCGATGCGACTACTACGCTCTCCTTAAAATCGAGCCCTGCCGCTGAACTTGTGCTGATACTATCAACATAAGCCTTGTTCGCTGCGTCGTTGTTTGAGCTTGGGGTTGCTACACTCACTGATCCTGATGTGAAATCAAAACTGTCTGTGAGGTCGATCTTTGCCGCTGCAATACTCGCGTTGGCAATCTGTTTTCCCTTGATCTGAGCCATGTTAGGCGCTCCTTATCAGGTAGGGGGGTTATCGAGGTTGATAGAAGATTTCAATCACATCACCTGTCTCTAGCGCGTCGGCTGAGATCCAAGTGAATGTACGGTAGTTGTGTGAATACTCAACATTGATCTGCTGAGTCACGCCGTTCAGTTTAAGGATCGCGAGCGCGTCGCCATCAAGATCTGTGGCGGGTTGCGCCCCGATGGTGAACTGAGTTTGGGGCGCTGAGACCGTAAAAAGCTCAAGTTGCCAACCTTGTGAGCCTCCGCTCATTGATGATTCGTCGCCGTAGAGAGTAGCCATATCAGAGACCTCTGGGCCATGTGCTGAGCGTGATCGCCTGTGTCGCGGGTGCGATGGGTACGCCTGCGAACTCAACCTTGATCGCATCAAAGATCGGTGCGCGAGGGCCTGCCAGCATTACTGCATCCACCTCTTGGGCGCCGGATACATGCTCGATGAAATTAGGCGCTCCCACGGGGCGATAACTCACCGTATATGATCCCCCTCCGAGATCCTTTGCGCTCACTTGCACGTTTCGATGTCCATCGCTGAAGCGCTGACCGAAATATGAGCTCGGCTCGATGATGAGCTCTGCTCCTCCTGTCGAGATAAATTTATGTGTCTCTATCATCAGTGCTCTCCGGTTGTGAAGCCTGGTAGTAGTTCGCTCCATATTGTATCATGACTCGCGCGGGTTGCGTGATCAGAATATTCAGCATGTGTCATGATTTCGCTTTCATCTCCGCTAAATAGGCGCTCGTCGGCTGATCCTTGTAGCTCAGTGCCGCCGAAATCCATCGTGTATACAAACGCGCTTTTACGTAACCAAGTCTCAGCGATCCAGAGCGCCATCACAGTGTCATCGTGTCTCTCTTTACCGAGGCTGTAGAGCTCGTGTATGAGCGGCTCTAAGCGCTCGCGGTCGGTGTCCGTGGCGCTTGGTAGGATGATCTTATCATTCTCGAATAATACGCTGAGCGCTGGGACACCTTCCCACGGATCCGCTTTATTGCGCGCGTGAGTGATGTGGCCCTTGAGTGGTAGGTCTGAGGATCTCTGCAACCCTAGATAGTGGAGCTCCCCGAAGGCGTTCTTTTCGACGGCCACTACGCGCGGCGGGCGCTTAAATTTCGCATACTCACCTTTAACCCTGCCCTGTAACTCAGTAGGGCTCATGCCGCGTTTACGGAATATGTCTATCAGATATCTATCACCTGTCTGTGAGTTCCTCCCCCATGTGATCCCTACGGTGTAATCTGTGTCGCGCTCCTGTGCGCCTTGTGCATCGGTCACAAGCGAGAAATCCCAACCCTGAACTAGATCATCAACCTCTGGGGGGATGTGGCCTAAACGGTAGCGATTGCCTCGCTCCATCGCGCGCTCTAGCCACGCCATCTTAAAGGCCGCTGAGCTCTCATCTTGAACTTCGTTTTGGAACTCTCGCGAGAATAGGCGGCTGCCTACCGCGCGGCGCTCTAGCAACAGATAATCCAACGGGCGCTCGGATGGCCACAAACATGAGCCTCCCTCAATGTCTACGCCCGTGATGATCTCGCGCCCGTTCTCGTCGGTGTCTGTCACAAAGCTATAGCTCTCAGGCCAATTTGGGATCGCCTTATCATGCAGCACTCGATAGGTTGGATCATTGATCAAGTGTGCGAAGAGATCATCATGATGCTTGCGCGTTCCTATGACTAGGATTGAGCCTCCTCTGCTCAACATCGGCGCGACGGTTCCTCTCCACCATTCGCGCGTTTTTGATCTCACTCCTGCGGTGTAGGTGTTGCGGTCATCTTGGATATCATCACAGATAATCAGATCAAAGTGGCCACCTGTCACCGATCCGCCCGCGCCGATCACCTCAAGGCTTGCGTCTACACTCTGACGAGATCGGTTGAGATAGATCAGGTTGTTGGTCCACTTGCTCCCCTCGGCTTGAAATGGGGGCGCACCGTCAAGAGGATCGCTCGCCCAATCTTCAAGGATTCTCGATGATTGGAGTAACGAGCTCACGCGCCTCATGCGCTTCTCTGCCTGTCCTTGGCTCTCTGATATCCATAGGATCCTGATATCTCTATCGAGGCACAGCGCGCGGGTCGCGTAAGTGATGGCAGCCTCGGTCTTTCCATGATCACGGGGCGCGAGGATCAAGGTCTTGGCTTTCACTCCCGTGTCTTTCGCCCTGACTGTCGCGCTTTCCATCGTGTCTAGCCAACGGTCACGGTGATCAGCGCGCCTCATTCCGCAGTAGTACGCGTCGAAGAATTGCGGGCTCGCCGCGCTCAATATCCGGCGCCCTCGCGGGGTCGCTAATAGCTGTTGAGTGTCCATTGATCTTGATCACCCTTCTGTGTGCTGGCTCCATAGATCCGCGTCGGAAGTCTTCTGAGTCTTGCCACCGGTCGCGAAGCTATAGACCCGCGCGCGTGACCACGCCACTTGAGACGCTCCTGGTCGATGGCCTGTGGCCCACGCTGCCGCGCCTCGCTCATGGACCTTCTCGATGATGGATCTCTTGATCCCTGTCAACTTCGCTACGGTGCTTATAAACTCCTTAGCGCTATTACCCTTCATCGCCTCGCGTGTGTCTTTGGCAAGCTGTGTGCGGCTATATTTGCTTGGGCGTGTCTTCGCGTCCTTGTCGCTCGCGAGCGGCTCATAAGTACGCTGAGATGCGTCACGCGCTCGGCGCTCTAGCTCTCGCTTCCGCTGCGCTCTCTCCTCGCCTTTGAGCCCTGAGAGATACTTCTCAGGGATCTTAGGCGGGCGGGCGCTCTTCGCGCTCTCGATCAGGTCTCGGCGCGCTCTCATAGCTCAGTGACACGGATGAAATAGAGCAGCACCATCACCGCCGCGCCTATGCTCATGAGCACCTGCTCTGGGCTCTCTGGAGTCATGATCAGATGTCGTCCTCATCATCCATCTCATCATCCATCTCCATATCATCGCCCTTGCTCATCTTGAGCGGGCTCATGGGCTCCGCTCCGTTCGCGGCGCGCGCGCTGACTAGCTCTTTAAGATCAGAGCTTGGCATCTGCTCAAAGATCGCCATCACTTGCGCCTTCTTGATCTGTCGATCGCTGAGGAAAGAATCAAGCTCTTCATCGCTGAGATCATCGACCATCGAGTAGACCTGATTCATCATCTCGCGGCGTGACATTCCCTTTTCCATGTCCTCTTCTTCATCGTCTTCGATGTCGAGATCATCCTCTTCATCGATGGCTTTTTCGAGGTCATAGCGCGCGCCCTTCTTGACGCGCTTTGGCGCGGGCGCGGGCTCGTCATCGTCTGCGCTGCCGAAGAGCTCCGCCATGATCTCATCAAGGCGCTCATCGCTCATCTCGTCGCGGTCGTTGTCTGCGCTCATGCGCTGTTTTTGGGGCTTTGGTGCCTTGCGGCCTTTGATCAAATCTACAAACATTTGGAGCTCCGTTTGTGTCTCTGTGGGGGGATTAATTTTCGAGCACTGCGCGGAAGATCAACTCTCCGCGCTCATCCTGCGCTGCCTCATATCTCTCGCTCAGATATGAGTACACCTCATCATAGTCAGGATCTAGCCCCGTCTCCTCGATGTACGCGCTCATAACCATCTCGACGGTGAGCGCACCGCGCGAGTGAGCATAGGCGCGATCATCTAGCCACGTTTCGAGGCTCTCTATCGTGTCATCGATCTCATCCATGCGCGCTCTCCTGAGAGTGTCGGGGCGCTCATATCATATCAGTTTTTCACGCTCTGAGGTAGCGCTAGAAAAAAAATCAAAAATATATTTGACAGGGGGCGCGGCTCATGTTTATGTAGATACATAAAGTTTATTTGTTCACATAAACCTTTCACGCTCTCACTCTCACTCTCACTCTCAAGGATCTCTCACAATGAACCCTCAAGACCTCCTCGCACAAGCTCAAGACCTCCTCGCTCAAGCTGATGCGCTCGCTGCTCAAGCGCTCTTCGGTGATCTCTTCGCCTCTGCCCCTGATCAGATTCAAGCGCTTCGTGATCAGGCTCAAGCGCTCGAAGCTCAGGCTCAAGCGCTCGCTTCACAGACTGCGCTTGATGATCTCTTCTCTTCTCTCTTCGCTTAATCTCACTCACCCTCTCACTCTCCCACTCTCAAGGATCTCACATCATGGCTATCCATTACCGGCTTCTCCTTAACTCTGATCTCTCGCCCGTCGCTCCTACGGTCTACCGCTCACTCAAGCGCGCTCGCGCCTCGCTCTCTGAGGGGGTCACTCTCTGGGCGTTCGCTTCTCGCTCCGCTGCGCTCGCGCTCGCTCCTGAGCGTCTACAGGTTAAAGAGCTCACGCCCTCAACGCTCTCTCTCAAGCATATCGCCGCGTTTCTGCAGCATCATCTCGACGCTAAAGCGCTCCATCCCAAATATCCCCCCTCAAGCGCTTCATCTCGGCGCGCTCTTGAGGCGCGCTTCGATTGGTCGCTCTTCGGCTTCGATGCGCTCGGGCGCGCTATCGACGCTCGCCAATATATGTCTGTCAGCTGTAAATGGGTGTCATATACCTGCCCCATTGAAATCAATGGCAAGCGCTCAAACATTCGCG